ATCTATTATTTTTATGCTTTTGCTTTCTTTACAACTTTTTTGACAACTTTCTTCTTAACTGGTTCGGGTTCGGGTTCAGGTTCAGGTTCAGGTTCAGGTTCAGGTTCATCTTCATCACTATCTTCAACAACAACATCATCTGTTTGAGATTCTTCAACAGGTGTTTCATCGGGTAATTCTTGATTATTGATGGCATCATTATCTTCTTCAGACAATTGAATATGGCAGCTACCTGAAATAGTAACATTATCTCTGGGTTTAACTACACATTGTATCATTTTCCATGTTAAACCCCAACCTTTACCGCCGATCCAAATCCCACCACATTGTAGTACACATGCAATTCTACTTTGTTTTGGAATAAGATCGATTGGTGTGTACATAGAATTTTCTGAAGGGAAAATTCTTTCATTTTTAGTATCATAAATTTCAACATTCCAAACATCATCATATACAGGTACTTTTGCTTTAATTGAAGGAGGCTTTGATGTGTCCAACTTTTTAGTATTTTTATCTTTTTGGTATTTTACAAATGGGAAGAATGTATGTTTCAAGATTGCTTTGTCCATTTTTTCTCCCCACCATTCTTCACTATTTTCGACGGCATCATTTAGAATTTTTTCTTCGAATTTTTTCATTTTTTCTAAGAATAGTTTTGAGTTTTTTGTTTCATAATCTTTGTTTGGGAAGTTCAATTGAACACTAAACTTACCATCATTTGTTCCATCTTCATTCATAAAGTCAGAACACCCCCAAGTATGCAATAACGGGGTAGTTACATATAGTGATCTGTTAGCAGATGCATTCAAGATAGAAATAGCCTTTCCTTGTTGTTTATTGACCTTAGGTGGCATGTATTTGACAGAATCAACATTCCAATCGTTATATTGAACTACAATAGAAGCTTGAGACATAATAAAACTAATATATCAGGTATAATGCGTATTTATGATGAATCAATTTTAGAATCAATTTTTTGAAAAATATTTTTCATAAAATTGAAAGTTTTGTTTATAATTAACATAACCAAAGGTATCTTCGATATAATAAATTGGATAACCTTTTTTAATTAATAAAATCTCTTAGTAAGGAAGATAACATGCATGTATTGGTAATACCTTGAAATAGATTAATAAATCCAAAGATTAACAATATAATTAAAGGAATGGTGTAAATATTTTTAATAGATTTAATATAGTAGTAGGTATATCCACCGAGTATTAATATAAGTAATCCCACTAAAATTTGAATGATACGTGTGATATTATAAAGATTAAAACTATTAGCTCCAACAATATTAATATTAAGATTATCATCATTTAATTTGATAGAATTTTGTCCGTGTTTTAAATGAACAAATTGTAATTTTGGATCAACTTTGATTCTATGTTCATCTGAGAAATATTTATCTTTAATGAATTGAGATCTGCTGGAAGATCTGCAAACAATAAATATATTTTCTACATGATTTAACTGTTGTTTTATCATATTAACATTAAATCGAATCATATTCATTTGAATATTTTGATGTGTGTATTTATCAGAAGTATCGAATCTCTTGTTATATACTTCATCACTTTGTCTTATATCAATAAATAAGTATTTCATATTATATAGAATAAGTAAATAAATTATTATTAAATAAAATTTTAATAATTATGTAATAGTTTGTGTGTATAATTGATAATATATTTGAATATTATGAATGCATAAATATAACAATAATAAGAAGTATAAAATTATAGTAGGTATAATATATAATATACTATGTTTTCAAAACCAGTATTAACAAATGAGGTAATAGATGTTTCAAAGAATGAGGTAATAAACACACTAAATTATAAGTGTTATTTTAAAAATAATGTATGTTTGAATAAATTAAAATTGCCTGAATTGAAGAAAATAGCAAAATTTCATAAATTATTAGTGTCTGGTAAGAAGGCAATAGTAATAGAACGTATAGAGAATAGATTTCTTAGAGATAAGAATGCAGGATTCATACAGAATGAATGTAAACGATATATTAAGAAACGTTTACTAAATATTGTAAAACTGAATGATGATATAAGTGAATGTGTAAATGATACAGATTTTTATACTTTGGAGCCTTTAGATTCAATAGAAGATGAATTATTTTTTTCTTATCAAGATGATTCTGGTATTAAGTATGGTTTTAATATAATTTCATTATTATTATTGATAAAGAATTCTAAGAAAGTAAGTAGATATAGTATGGATTTAAAGTTATTAAATATATTATTGAGTAATAGTGAATTAGTAGATATAAAGAATCCATATAATCGTATAAAGGTAAATAATAATGTTATAATTTTAATACTGAAGAGAATATTATTATTGAACATAGTTTATCCAAAATATTTAAGTGATATAATTGTTGCTAATAGTGTGAATAATGTAACACGAATAAATCGTCCAAATGGTAATATACAAGAAAGTTTGAATAGGATTGCTAGTAGATATTTTAATAATTCAGATCGTAATAATATAGTGTTAGAAGCACAAGAGAGGTTAAATAGATTACGTGGAGAAAATCGTACTTTAGATGAGCGTGTAGAAACGTTATTTATGGAAATAGATGGTTTAGGTAATTATACACAGTCTTCATGGTTTAATAGACTTACACGTGAAGATTATATAAGGTTATATAGATATTTGTATGAGATTTGGTTTTATAGAGGTCAAATATCTCAAGAACTTAGACGAAGAATATGTGTTTTGGAAGATCCTTTTTCGAGAGATACGGCAAATTTTATGTCAGGTCATTACCGTAATAATGTATTTACAATGAAGCAGTTGTGTTTAAAAGTGTTTGAGTATATGGTATATACAGGTATAGATGATGAACATAGAAAGATAGGAGCATTACATGCTTTAAGAGCATTAACTATTGTAAGTCGTGATGCAAGAATATCGATGCCATATTTATATGAATCATTATGATTTTTAGACATTTTTTAATAAGTTGAAAAAAATATTATTTAGGCATTTTAATTGGTGTAGACATCAAGTCATAAAAAAAATATATTTGCGTTAAAATACTTAAAAAAATAGATATATATATGTTATAAGTTGTACGATGGTTAGAACTGCTACTACTAAGACTGCTACCGAAAAGGTTACTAAGAAGACTTCCGAGAAGAAGGCTGTTGAGAAGAAGGAGGTTGCACCTGCTACTCCTGCTCCCGAGAATACTGTTGTTGAATCATCTGAGGTTTCACCTCTAAATGCTAAGTTTGCCGAGGTTGGTGCAAAGCTTCAAATGGCATTTGGTGTATTGCAATCACTAAAGACTGAGTACAAGGTACTTGAGAAGGCGGTTGCTAAGGAGCTTAAGGCTTGTCAGAAGTTAGCTTCTAAGAAGAAGCGTTCTTCTGGAAACAGAGCTCCTTCTGGATTTGTTAAGCCAACTCTTATTAGTGATGAGTTGGCAACTTTCCTTGGAAAGCCAAAGGGTTCTGAGCTCGCTAGAACTGATGTTAGTAAGGAGATTAACGCTTATATCAGAGAGCACAAGCTTCAAGACCCAAAGAATGGTAGAAATATCAACGCTGATGCCAAGCTTGCTAAGCTTTTGAAGCTTGGAAAGGAGGATAAGCTAACTTATTTCAACCTTCAAAGATACATGAAGCACCACTTCCCAAAGACTGGTGAAAAGAAGTAAATAAGTTTAATTAAAGATCAATATAAAAATCAAAAAAAATTAAAAAGTAATAAAACATAAAACAAAATAAAAATGTTTGTTTTATGATAATAAAATTCGATGTCCTTTTATTCAAACGTTAAAATAATAATTATAACATAAATGATATATATAAATGAGTTTTGTTAAAGATGTATTTCTTCCAAAATATTACAATAAATTAGGTATAAGAAAGGATACTTTTTTGGAGATTTTCACACAATTGGAGAAGAAGAGTAAAAAAACATATTGTATAGTAGAAACTGGTGTATCAAAAGATGATCCTAGTAGTATATATTTGTTTGATAAATTTATAAATTTTTATGACGGAAAGGTATTTTTGTTTGATATTAATAAAGTAAAATTAGATGTGTCTAATAAAACAAGTATTATTTTTATGGATAGTATAAAAGGTATAAATTCTCTGGTAGAACATGAAATATATGAAGTAGACCTGTTTTATCTTGATAGTTTAGAGACAGAATTAGATAATGATTTAGAAAGTTCAGAAAGAGCGTTAAATGAATTCAAATCAGGAATATTTTATTTTAAAAATAGTACATTAATATTTATAGATGATACACCAAAAGATATGAATAATTTACCTAGTTTGATTAGAGAAGATTCAAATATAGATATGAATTCTTTGAAATTTCCGTGTGGTAAGGGTAGAAGTATATTAGATTTTATAGCAGATAAAAACGAGTTTGAAGTAATAGTTCATAATTATCAAGTTGTATTAAAATATAATGTGTGTGAAATGGTTCCTAAAATTTTCCATAGAACTTGGAAAACAAAAACAATAGATTTGAGTGTATTTAAGCCTATATGTGTTGAATCGTGGAAAAAATATAATAGTGATTATACATTTATTTTACATGATGATATTGATAATAGAAATTTTATAATGAATTTTTATCCTTGGTTTTTAGATACTTATGATAGTTATGAAAAAAACATTATGAGAGTAGATGCAGTAAGATATTTTTATTTGTTATATTATGGAGGTATATATGTTGATTTGGACTTTGAATGTATAAAACCATTAGATCCATACATTATTAAAGAAGTTCATCTTATTACAAATTTGAAAGATTGGGTAAGTAATGCTTTTATGATATCAGCACCTCAACAAATAATATTTAAAAAACTCATCCAAAATGGTGTTTTAAAAAATAAAACAAATAATAATGTTTTATATGCAACTGGTCCTGGAATGTTGAGTAATTATTTACTTCGAGAACATAAAGAGTATCTTTCAAAAGTTGCATTAAAACCCGAGTTATTCTATCCTATTAAATATAATGAGAATTTCAAAGCTAAATATAAAGAATTGACTGATGATGTAGTTTGTGTTCATCATTTTGCTGCTTCATGGGTTTGAAATTATGAATAATTAATTATATTTTTCTTGTAATTCTTGATAATATTCCGAGTCTTTAATTTCGAATTGATGTACATCAGATCTGCACATGGGGCAATTCGGTATATTTTTATTTGAAAATGTATCAATATGTTCACATATACAGTTTTTACAGAAATTATGATTACAATTTGTAATAATAGTTTTAATTAGAGGGTGATCATCAAGGCAAATGGGACAAGTAAATTTTTGTTTGAGTTTTTTGCTGGAATCCATATTGAGTATTGAAATATTTATTGTCCATTTTTCTCTTGTGGGAAATTTTTGTGGTATATAATAGAAAGTTCTACTATATTCATCGTTATTTCTATTTCTATATACGGTCATCATTTGGTTTCTGATTTCATGATAATATGAAAATGCTTCTGCATGACCATATTCTTCTTGATATAAAAGTATAAAATTATTAAAGTGTTTAATACCTCCTAATTGAGCCAATAATTTTTGATGACACCATGATTGTAGTCTTGAAAGTATATAAACTTCACTTTCGTTGCTGGTTTCAGGCATATAGCAAAAGTTAATTGCTAGATTGCGTTTGAATTCAACATCAATAAGTTCTACTAACAAATATTTTTTTACATTATAATAATTATCGAATGACCGGTATGGGAATTCATCTGGAGCCATTTCTAATAAGTTGGTCCATTCTGATTCCAAATTTTGATATTGTTCGTTGGTTAAATTCATATTGATATTATATTATGTAATATATTTTAGTTTTAAAAAGTATATCAATTTTTTCTACAAACTACTTAAATATTCAATATGTGTAATATTCATATAGATAACTTATGAGTAAGCTTGATACTATAGATGAAGAAGAGAATTTAAAATATAGAATATATGATGAAGATAACGCAGAAGAAATAGATAATACTAAAATAAAGCCTTCTATTGAAGAGAATCGATCAGAGAATTTAACTATGGAACAAAAGATAAATGCATTTAAAATTAAACACAATCCAGTTTTATATATATTGACACCGTGTTTTGGTAGTCTTTGTTATGTAAATTATGTACATTCTTTAATGAGAACTACAGAATTATTTCGTAAATTTCAGATACCATTAAAAGTGGAATTTTGTAAGAATGATAGTTTGGTATCAAGAGCAAGAAATAATTTGATAGCACGTGCGATGACAGATAAAAGTGCAACACATTTTTTATTTATTGATAATGATATAACTTGGGAACCTATGGACATAATGAAATTATTATTGTGTGAGAAAGAGTTGGTAGGTGGTATTTATCCTTTAAAGAATTATGATTGGAATAAATTAATGGGTGATCCTCAAAATCCATATAATTCAAATGTAATCCAATCTATGTTACAGAAGAAAAATAATTCTCAATTAAAGAATATGTTGAGCGATAGTGTAATGATTCAAGCAAATTTATTAAAATACAATATAAATTATTTAGATTCAGTTTTACAAATAGATAAAAATATGGCTCGTGTAAAGCATCTTGCAACAGGTTTTATGATGATTCATAGAGATGTATTAGAAAAAATGATGAAATCTTATCCTTCAACAAAATATGTGGATGATGTAAATTTTCTAAGACCAGAAGAAAATGAATATGCATATGCTTTATTTGATTGTGGTGTAGAAGATGGTCATTATTTTTCCGAAGATTGGTTATTTTGTAGTAGATGGACAAAATTGAAAGGTGAAATATATGTAGATGTATCCATAAATTTGTGTCATACAGGTATTGAAGATTATAAGGGATGTTATGTATCTACAATCATGTAATCACACAAATATAAAATTATATGGAATCATAAGTTGTTTGATTTTGTTTATATCGTTTTTTTTATTTTCACCGTTTAAATAATCTTCCATAATTTTATAATATTCTTTCATAATAATATCCATATTAAACATGTTGCAAAGTGAATCAAGATCGTCTTTGCTTTTTGCGTGATTTTTATCACATATCCAATAATGAAAGTCTTCTATTAAAGATGTATCATCTGATTTATATTGTTTGTATAAATCCAGACAATTTTTTAATGATCTTTTTTGATCTAAATTATAATCGGTTCCGGTTAATACCATTATTTTCAAAAAGTCATCATGCGTGATTTTTAATTCACGTAATATATTTTCAGTATCATATATTACGGCACTTTTTTTCATAAGACTTAAATATCGAATAACTTTTGGACAATTTAGTAAAAACATATCGCAATCATCACTCAAACACGCATATGCAATACCAGATTTTACAAAAGATACACATAAGTGGTCAGCTTCTTTCGGTGCATCAATATATGTGAACCCGAATGCATCGATGAGTTGTTTTGTTTGAGAAATATCTTCTTGTGTAAGTTTAACCATTTTTTTGCGTAGTGTTTCAAGTTCTTCTGGAGAAACAGATGTTCCTGATTCTAAAAGTTCATAATATTTATGTTTAGCATCTCTTCGTTCGCTATTTCTTTGTTTGATTAGATCCCATTTTTCTGGCGGAGGTTTTCCATCAAATATAAATATAGGAATCACACAATAATATTTTAAAATGGACAAGAAAGTGTACATATTTTCCATTAATGTATTGTCTCCTAAAAAGTGATACATGTATATACTTATATCTACAGTAATAGTTTTTCCTTCTAATTCTCTGAAATACAATTTACGAATTGAACGAACACTACAATTGTCTAATAAGAATTTATTTAATTTTTTTATTCCCATATTTATTGTTAATACGTATGTGTAAGACTAATATAATATATTTGAATCAATTTTTTAATAATATACTAATATATACTAAATGGATACTTTATTATCATTTTTTGCAGGTAGTGATGATGTTTCAAATGTAGTAGGTGAGGGTATAAGTCAAACACAACAAGTAGAAAATAATCAAATTAACGAAACTAATTTTATTAAACAAGGAGAAGAGAAGAATATATTAACTCTTATTCCAAATTGTGGAATAAAGAAAAACGGTTTGTTTTCAAATGAGGATTATACTGAAGGAGATAAAAGAGATGCATATAGTGCTTTATATGATCATTTAGTTGAGAAAGAATATATAAAGACTCAAGTAAGTTGGTCATCTTATTTTTCAGGTGAGTCGGTTGCTACAATAGATGAAGAAAAAATAGATAAATTAGAAATTAATAAAGATGATAATAATTTTCCAGAAATATTAAAGTGTTTTAATATTGATAATTCTCAATTAAAGACATTTTTGATCAATTATAAATATAATTTAATAGATGAAACATCATTAGTTCTTCCAATAAATCAATCTAACCAAACAGGTGGAAAAAGGAAAAAAACCGTTAGAAAAAAGAATAAACGAAAAAACAAACGTAAGTCATCTAAGAAAAAATAAAATTATAATAGTTTTATTATAATATTAAGACAAGTCAATTTAGAGATATAAATCTTTATTGAATATATATATTCCAGTAAAATGAATTATAAAGAAGATTCAAAGAAAATAAAAGAGTTTTTTTCCGAATTTAAAAAAGAAACAGATATATTTTCATCAAAGTCAAGAACATTTTTAAAGAAGATTTTTAAATTGATGGAAACAGCTTCAATATGGAATCCTCGTGTTGTTCATACAGTTTTAAGTGAATTACCAAAAGGTGATAAATATGAGATTATTGATGATGAACTTCAACAAAGGTGTGAATCATTAGAAAGTTTTCGTAAATATGAGTTTTCCATAGGTTCTCAAGATGGTAATCATAAGATTAATGTGTATTTATCTTCTTTAAAATCTGATGTAAAGTTATTTCCTAGGGTGTTGAAGAAGATAAAAATATGGATATATACTTTAATTCATTTTATAAAAGAATTGTGTTCTCCGAATATAAATATTTATTTATATTTCACGGATCATAAAAAGAAATTGCCTGATTCATCAAACACAATAATTGATGAAACAAATGCAAATACTGCATTTACATTTGCATGTAATATGAAACGTACATCTAACGATATTTATATATATCGTACAGAAGAGTGGTTCAAGGTTTTAATACATGAAACGTTTCATACATTTGGATTGGATTTTTCAGCAAAGAATCAAACACGATTAAATGAAATGATTCATAGTGTATTTCCTGTTAAAAATGATCCGGCTTTTTATGAAACATATACTGAAGTTTGGGCTGAAATATTAAATATAATGGTAATTACATTAAATATTAAGAATGTAGATAGTAGATTTGATAAAATGGAAAAAATGGTATTTTATGAGTCTTTGTTTTCTCAATTTCAGTGTGCGAAAATATTGGATTTTATGGATATTGAATATCATCAATTATGGGGAAAAGACGCAAAGTCTATTGAAAAACGTAATGAAAAATATAAAGAAAATACGAATATAATGGCTTATTTTATTTTCAAATCGGCGTTTTTTTATAAAATCAACGATTTCGTTGAATGGTGTATCCAACATAATAATAATTCTTTGAATTTTAATGGAAAAAATGATGTCAAGTTTTTCAAATTTTTATTGAAAATATATAATCAAGCGGATTACATACAAACGATTCAAAATATGAAAGAGTTTATTGCGAAACAATCAAACAAACAACAGTTTGTATTAAAAACATTACGAATGTCTATGAACGAATAGTTTTTCTGGTTTTGCGTTTTGTATTTTTACGACTTTTGGTTTTTGAGCTAAATCTCTTGGTCTTATTTTTAATTTGTTTATTTGATACCATATATATATATATATATATATGTATTAAATATAGAACATATTGATGTGTTTTAGTTCGGAAGTAAGTTTAGGTACGTTTGTATTTTCATGGGCGGCATCTTTGTATGTAATAAATACGCGTAGTTTGAATTTTGTACAATTAAATAATGTATATCTTTTGATGATATTTTCTAGTATGCAGCTAGTGGATTTCATATTATGGAGTATTAAGATGAAAAAGAATAATATAAATTATTTTGTAACATCTATAGTCGTTCCATTAATTTTAAGTGCAATGTTATTTTTCAACGCTTTTGTTTTCAATAAAGGAAAGAATATGATACTTAATATTGTTTGTTTTATTGGTTCAATATATTTGTTTTATAGATTTAATGGTTATTCAAAATCAGTATGTGAAAATAAATTATCTTCTCCAGTTTGGGGTTCAAACGAGGTTAATTATTCGGAATTGATAATATATGTAACTGCTATTTTCTATCCAATTTGGAAACACATTTTGTTTGCAGTTTTAGTAATATTTCCATTTCTTTTCATAATATCAAATGGCGCGTATGGTTCTTTATGGTGTACTATTTCAAATTTGGCAGCTGTATATTATTTATTTGCGTATTAAATAATTGTTTAATATAAATATAAAGGCAAAATACATATATTATGTAAAAATATGGTTTTATTAAATATAATAAAAATATTATTTTTGATAATTAATGTAAGATGTTTTCATTTAAATCCTACAAAAAGAATGAATAATATGGTTTTGAATGATGATAAAGTGCCTCCTATGTGGAGTTTGATAAGCATGCCTTTAAAAGAACAAGCTCGTAGATGGTTTATAAATAGAGCAATATTAAAAGGTATTGACTGGGAAAAACTAACAGATTATTATAAGATGCCTACAAATTTTGCGGAACTTGAAGAGTTCAAATCAAAGTTAGAGGATACAACAGTGAAATATCCTGGATATTTTTTGAAGCCATTTCACGGTTATGATGAAGGTAATATGAATTGGTTGGCAGCTCAAGAGAATGAGGCAGCATCTTTGTCTATGTGTGTAAATTATTGGAAAGGAGTATGTGCTTTGGATTCTGAAAGATGGGTTCGTTATAATATATCTAAAAATATAAAGTCGTATATTCGTAATACTGATTTGTATGATAGTCTCGAAAGTATTTTAGATGTGGGATGTTCGGGTGGTATTTCAACAGAATATTTAAAGAAGGGTTTTCCGCAAGTTTCGAATATATATGGTTTAGATTTGAGTCCTTATTTTGTTTCTGTAGGAGCATTTCGTTCAGAAAAACAGAATGCAAATATAGAATATGTTCATGCAAATGCTGAAAAGACTCCTTTTTCAGAAAATACATTTGATTTAATAGTTTGTAATTTTTTATTTCACGAAGTTCCTCCAAATGCTACACAAATTATATTAGATGAAATGATGCGTATATTAACTCCTGGAGGAGTATTAGCTGTAGTTGATCTTGATCCAGAAGTGTTAAAGGGAGATGCATTATTAAGTCAATTTCGTAAGTGGGCTTTTGAAGTAACTGAGCCCCATATATACAATTATTATAAATCAAACATGAGTAAATATTTAGAAGAAGGAGGTTTTCAAGATGTAGTAAAGAAATCGAATGATCCAATAAATGCAGTTTGGTTAGGAAGGAAATCTACTGAATGTTCAGACTGTTTGTATAATGTAACTGTAATAGATAATAACTGTTCTACATGCGAATCAGATAGTTATAAAAAGTTGCCAAAATATAGTTTTACTGGTTTTGATTATGCTGTATAGACAATATAATTAGTTGGTGTTTTTTATAATTTTTCTATTATTAATGTATATATGTCCATTAATAGTAATACTTTATTTCAATCTGTTGGTAAAGTTACAGCAGAGAGATTTCTTATTGTAGGTGACGAAAGCAATAATCCAAGTATTGAATTATCAGCAAATGACATAACTTCTTTGATGGTAAATAATAAAATAATAGAAAAGGATATTTCATTTACAAATATCAGTGTAAAAACAATAACCCAAACTCATACAGAAAAGAATTTCATAAAAGACAAATATGTAAAAACGGATTATGATGGATTGAATGTTTTATCCGAATCACAATTATTACGTATTGTAGATAGTAATGATCAACTTATTTTGGGAGCTACAACAACAACAAATAGAGGTTTATTGTATTCATATAATGGAAATGATTGGTATGATATAAGTAGTTCTTTAACAAGTTGTGAGAGTGTTTTTATAAATAAAACAGAAACATATATAGCTGTAGGTGAAGGTCCAACACCGATATTATATTCATATGATGGTGTTTATTGGAATGATGCGAGTTGTAATGGAATATTTACAAAAGCAAAAAGTATAGCTTATGGTAATGGTTTATATGTAGCAGTAGGCGAAGGATCAAATACAATAGCATATTCATATGATGGTATAGAATGGATTGGAGGAGGTAAATCTATATTTTTATCAGTAGGAAATTCTGTATTTTATGGAAATAATATGTGGGTAAGTTGTGGTAGTGGTTTAAATACTTTGGCACATTCTTCTGATGGTATAAATTGGACAGGTTTAGGAAATTCAATATTTACTTTCAGAGGAAATTCAGTAGTTTATTTTAAAGGTAAGTATGTAAGTGTTGGAGAAGGATCATCAAATGGTATAGCTTATTCTAGTAATGGTATAAACTGGACTGGATTAGGAAAAACATTAATTAGTTCCGGTTTTTCTATAAATTATGGAAGTGATCGTTTTATAGCGGGTGGTGAAGGACCAAATACAGTAATATATTCTTTTGATGGAATTAATTGGCAGTCTTATTCAAGTAGTTTATTTACATCTTCTTGTGTTTTTGTAGGACATGCTGGTTCAACAATATATATTGTTGGAGGTGTTCAAGGCACAACTGTGTATACTTCTGAAAATGGTATTACTTGGACTTTACATAATAATATTAATTTTAAATTAGTTGGATTAGCTTATAAGTATGATCACAGTATAATATTTCCTAAAACACACATGGTTGCAGTTGGTGAAGATAGTTCACGTACGATGTCTTGGAGTCCGGATGGAATAACTTGGAATGATATTTCAAACAATATTTTTGAGAGTGGAAAGGTTTCTTATTATAATGGCAAATATTGGATTGCTGGAGGAATAGCACCAGTAGACAGTTCATATAATTTGGCTTATTCGGAAGATGGTAAATCGTGGACAAGTGTACAATCAACTTTGTTTGAGACTTCTGTCCAAGGTCTTGGGTTTGATCAAACACATCATTTAATGATTGCATGTGGTTCGGGTTCTACAAATACCCTTGCATATAGTTATGATTATGGTTTAACATGGATAGGTCTTGGAACTTCTATATTTTCAATAAGTGGAAATGGAGTAGCACATAATGGTGAATTATGGATTGCTGTAGGATCCGGTGTAAATAATACTATTGCATATTCAAATGATGGTTTAAATTGGACTGGTTTGGGTAAAACAATATTTTCAACAAGTGGAACTGCAATATTATATAAAAATAAGATGTGGGTGGCAACTGGTCAAGGTACAAATGCGATTGCTTATTCTTTAAATGGAATTAATTGGACAAATGTAGTAAATACTCCTTTGACTAGTGGATTAAGTGTGGGTTATAATGGTCATAAATGGTTAGCAAGTGGAAGTAGTAATATAGATGTGAAAAAGATTCGTGTAAGACGAGTTTCACAGGACAATTATACACCAAATGTGAATGGTATAAATTTAGAACATATTTCTGAAATACAAATGTGGGTAAATGGAACAAATGTTGCTACAAATGGTACAGCGAGTACATCTTCTGGATTAAATAATAATTTGGCAAATAATTTAATAGATAATCAAATAACAGGATTTTCTGGTTATTTACCAACTGTTAGTTTAATT